CCGCACTTATGATGTAATTGATTTGGACATGGAACTAGATAATCTAGCTCCAGAAGTTATAAATTCAGCTTTATATATCAAAGACAATAAAGTTTATTTAGGGGATGACGAGATCATCCCTAAAATCTCAAAACAAGGATTTCTATATTTCTTATTAAATGGAATATATGTGAAAAACCCTACTATTGTTAGTAGGGTTAAAAGTTTATTGATAGAATCTGGAAGATTACAATTGGGAGATCTAGTTGCGGATCTCCCAAGCTTCGAGGTATATAGTTTAGAAGCTAAAAATGGGAAAAAATTTTATGGCTGGTTCGATAAAAGAACTGGCCATTGGAGTAAAATAGTATTAGAGGAGCAAGGAAAAGAGCTCCTCAAGAATGAATTAAAGAAAGTAGAGTATAATTGGTTGAAAAAGGAACTAAAATATAGAAAGCTCCCAAGAAGAGCAAAGCTTTGGGAGCCAAACGAAATTTACAATAAACAGGATCCAGAGTTCGATAGAACTCAGGAATTAGAAGAATTATTGAGTTATATTTTAGAACTTAAAGAGAGAAAAATCTCTACGGAGGAGTATGAACTCCTCCGAGAGATTCAAAGTGAAATAGAGAGTCTAATTTAGGCTCTCTGTTTCAACATTTTTGCTATCGTTTTTTAATATAACACTAATCTAACATAAAGATACTACTTAATAGTATGTTTATGTTAGATTAGAATAAATAAATTTAACAAAAGGAGTGAATATGAAAAATTTTGAATTAATTGAGTCTATTTTGGATTTATATTTTGATACTCTACCTGATGGTAGAGTAATAGCCCAAAGAAATGGGCTAACAATTTTCATTCCTCAAGAGCTACTGGCTCTTGAGGATGAAAAAGAGTTTATCAAAAAAATTAAAGAAATTATGCCAGCATATGATGATATGCTGGCAGCAAAATTATTAGATGAGTTAGGGTATTAATCCCTGACTCATCTTCAGTTTAATATTTATTATCAAAAATAATAATAGAACCACCATAGATGGTGGTTGTATTATTATTTTTTTGGTTCTTTTTTAAATTAAATTTAAATTTTTATTAAGGAGGTTAATATGGATATGAGAGTTTTAAGAGAATTTAAAATTAAAAATTTTGTAATTTTTTGTGATTGTTTAGATTTTAATGAAATTAGATTTTTTAGTTTTTTTAATGGTTTTATTATTATTGAGAAATTTGATAAATGGAATTTATATATTAGAGGGAAAAGGGCGTTAGCCCTTTAACCCCAAAAAAAATTAAAAAAACCAGTAGAGAGCCCTAATGGGCTCTGTATTGGTTCTTTTATGTGTAGTTTTTAGGTTTTTTGATGTAGATGTTTAAAAAAAAATAAAAAACAAAAAAAGGAGAAAATATGAGAAAAAGTAGAAATTTTTATAGAAAAAAATTAAATATTATGAAAAAAGATAGTTGTTATATCCTTGCCGCTATAAAACAAGCGGCAAGAGGCGTTGTAGTATATGACTACAACGCTGGATGTTGTCAAGCAAAAAGAGTAGATGAAATTTTTGGATTTGTTACAGTATATAAAGAAAATAAAAAAATATTTGATTTTAATCCAACAAAAATAATATATGTAAATAAATGTAATGATGTTTTTAAAGATGAATTTGATGAAAAACTTTTAGATAGTCAATCTTTAGAATTATATAAAATAATTAAAGAGAGTAAAGAACCAGTACTTCTTTGCTCTCATTTAGGAAAAATATTATTTGTTTAAAAAATAAATAAAGGGGAATAAATCCCCTTTTAGCTATTTAAAATTTTTTATTAACCTCCTTTTTATACAGACAAAAAAAAGACAGAATAGACAAAAGAACCATCAAATGATATATTATCTATATTATTTAGTGGTTCTTTTATTGATAATAAAAAATATTAAAAAGAAAGGATAAAAAATGACTTTAGATTATGATATCAAGACAAAGAAAGAATTAGAAGAGTTTGTAACTACAAAATTAGATTTAAAAAAAGGGACAGAGATAGTGTGCGATGTCCCGAAAAGAGAAGAAATAGAAGATGATAATACAATTTTTTGCGTGTATTTACCTTTTTTCAATAAATATGAAAAAAGAATACAAGTATGCTACCTCTCTTCAGAGGATAGCGTTTGTTTAATAAGTAAAGCTGATATGGACAAAATAAAGGATTTTTCATGTAAAAAAACAGATATTATGGGAATAACAGCGACAAGCTGTTATTTCAGTTTGAAAGATGATTGTTACATCATGTATAGAGGTGAATATTGTTTACTTGAAGAATTAGAAGAAAACATACAAAGAGAAATTCTAAAAAAAATAAATCAAAATTAATATAAAAGGAGTACAAATGGAAATAAAAAGCACAAATTTTAGAAATTTTAAAGAAATTTATCCTGAATGGGAAAACATCACAGTTGGACTTTGCGGATGGTGGTTCGGAAAAAATACTGAATTAGGTTTAAGTGAATATTTATATGGTGTGTTTGATCCAGACGAAATGTCTGGATATGAGGATTATAGAAAACTTGGTGATGTTATTAAAGATTTAGATGTAGATGATGCAAATGTTTTATATATGATCGAAGATAAAAGCCTAAAATACTTCCATTTAGATCTGTAAAAGGAAATGATATGGAAAATTTAAATATTAGAGAAATTAAAAAAAGAATCAAAGAAATAGAAGATCAGTTAGATCTTCTATTTCAAAAAGATGTTCCATCTCCAGAAGATGGAGCAATATCGGTGGACCTCCAAGAAGAATTAGACTATTTGAGAAACTTATTAGAAAAATATACAAAATAAAATTTTTTGTTCTTTTTTGTGTAATTTTATTTTATCAAGACAAAATATTAAAGACAAAATAAAGACAAAAAATTAAAAAAAGGAGACAAAAATGAAAAAATTTATTTGGAATTTTGATGAAATGTTAATAGAAGTTAATGGTAATACAAAAAAAAAAGAGTTATTAAAAAACATAGCTTTGTTTATTAAATACAATTCATTATTTCATGTTTGGGAAGGAATTTATACAGTAGGAAATAATGAAGAAAAAGATTTTATAGATTATCAAGTATTCAGAGAAACAATAGATGAATTAGAAATTAGAATTGATGGAAAAAAAAGATCGGTTGGTGATTTAGTTGAACTAGAAGATCTTATAAGAAAAGTAGAAGAATTAGGATTACCAATTTTAGCACTTTATAGAGACTGGATAATAGTAAACAAAAATGGAACACTTGTTCCAAAAATAATAAGAAAAATTTGTTAATCTTTTTTCATTTTTTATTTAAAAAAAATATTTATGTTGTGAAAAGGATAAATATGTTGAGGAAATATCAAAGTGATGTAATTAAAAAAGTAAATGATTTCATGAAAAAAGACAAAGACAAAGAACTAATCATAAAACTATACACAGGTTTAGGTAAAACATATTTAATGCCAAGAATAGCAAAAGAAATATTAGATAAATACAATGTTCTTATTTCATCTGATATTTTACAATTAATCAATCAACTTGAAGAGCACTTTAAAAATATGTCGTTAAACATATCTAGAATTGTTTCTGACAACGATTCTATCATTCTAGGTAGTATAACACTTGCAAGTGAACAAACGCTTTATAATAGGCTTGAAAGAATTAAATTTAAGCATAATAAAGATCTTGTTATTTTGTATGATGAGGCACACAAAAGAAGAAATGGAGAAAGATTTATTTCAATAATAAACAAATTAAAACCAGTAAAATTAATAGGTTTTACAGCAACGCCTTTTGATCAAAAAGGAAATCTAATATCAAACAACATATATGAACCTATTAAATACACAGATGCTGAAGAACTTGGTTATATTGCAAGAGCAAAATATGTAATTCCACATTTTATTAAAAAAATGAATTTTGAAGATTTAAAAGTATCTGGGTTTGATTATTCTCAAGAATCAATAAGAAAATTGTATAAAGAACAATTTTTTAAAGATGAATTTAAAAATTTTTTTAAATCACTAGATAATAGACAAACATTAATTTTTTGTTCAAATATTGATATGGCAAATGATATTGCAAAGTTATTAAATGTTAATGTATTTCATTCAAAGAACCACCATGAGAATTTAGTTAATGATTTTAAAAATGGAAAAATAAAGGTTCTTGTTGGTGTAACAAGTTTGACAACTGGATTTGATGCTCCTAACATTGAAAGAATAATTGATTTAAGACCAACAAAAATAAAAAGTCTTTTTTATCAAATGATAGGTCGTGGTTCAAGAATAACAAAAAATAAAAAAGAATTTGAGTATATATGTTTGTCAAATAATTTATTTGTTCATGGTATACCAGAAATAGATAATGGAAAAGATTCAAAAATGATTAGTGCAATATTTAAAACAATTAAAGATAATAACTATGCATTTTCATACAAAGATATAAATAAAAATTTATCTTTTTATGAGAAACAAATTAGTTTAGCATCAGCAACAATAGAACAATTAAAAATATTATTCGAATATACTGATGATGTCAGAATGATAGTAAATATCATAAATGAAGTTAATAGAAGAAAAAAAGGTTATTATTTAAGAGGTTCAATTATTGAGAAAATCATTTATGAAATGAATTTTTATCTTGAAAAACTTGAAAAATTTAATAAGAAAAAATCAACAATAAAAGCATACAAAACAAGATTAAGAAACATTGTAAATAGTGGTTCTAGAATTGAAAATTTTAAATCTTTTCCAAAATGGTTCTATGAACAAACAATTAAAAAATACAAATTTTAAATAAAAGGAGTAACAATGGATAAAAGAAAAATGAAGAAAAAATTAAGAGAATTGTATTTTGATAGTGATAATTATTACAAATGCTACACAGATAATGGTGAAGATTGTGATTGTGAATATTTTGTTGATGATGCAATGGAAGATTTTGAATATATAATGACAGAATATGGATATATTGATGGTTTTTTAAGTGGTTGTGTTGAGAAATGGAATAACAATTATTGTATTGATGATTTAACAATAATGTCACTTGAAGAAGTAATAGAAAACATTAAAGATACAAATAGATTAATTATTTCATTTGAAGAAGATAGTGAAGAAATAATTGTAGAAAATTATCATCATGATGGTGTAGATATATTTAGGTTGAAACCACTAGAAATGATGTCAAAACAAGAATTGTATGAGATTGCTAAAAAAATAAATAATGATTTATATGAACAATATAGAGAGCCAATAAGCACATATACAAAAGATGGATTAATTTCTTTTATTAAAGAAAATATTTAAATTACAAAAAGGAGGAAACAAAATGAAAGAGGTAAGATATTCAGCTGAAACAATTGATTATAATGATGCAATAGATGATATGATAGATAATTTAGATTATGTGGTTCCATTAATGATAAGATACAATGAACCATTAATTACATTAGAACTTGTTAATTGTAGAAGTTTTTATGTAAATGAAAGTGAAGATTATGATTGTGATGTTATAGAAACATATGAAATTAGTTTATGTGATATTTTTGATTGTAAAGAAGTTGTTGAAATACTATTATCATATGCAAATGATTTATATAAAGAAAATGAAAAATTAAAAAAAGAAATAAATTTAATTAAAAGGAGATCACATGGATAAAAACAATTTTATTGAAATATTTTTTAATGCTAATAAAGAAAAAATAGATTTAATTGATTTATTAATTAAAGAATTAAATTTAGATGTAGAAGATGTAATATATGAAGCACTTGAAAATTCTGATGATTGTAGAATTAATTTCAATGATTTATTATATGCAATATTTCTAATTTATTTTGATAAAGAAAACTAAAAAAAAAAGGAGAGCCTAATGAGAACAAGAACTAGACTTGGTATAGGAGTGCATGTTATTTTAACAAATGAAAAAGAATTTTTCAAGGCAATAGAGTTTTATACATCAAATAAAATTGATGTATGTATAAGACATTTTTGCAATAGTGGTTCTCAATTTGAAGTTGATATTTATACAATAAAACAAAAAATTTCAGGAGATATAACTCCAATATTTAGTAAATATAGTGTAGATGAGTTATTGTATGGTTTAGTTGATGTTATTAGATATGAAACTTATAAATAAAAAATCAAAGAAAAGGAGATAAAATGGATTTTAAACCTATCAAACCAAAAGATTTAATCGCAAAAAATTTAAAAGCATTATTATATGGTAGAAGTGGTGTTGGAAAAACACATTTGGCTGGTTCTGTTGAAAATGCAGTGGTTCTTGATTTAGAAAAAGGTAGTGCATCAGTGAAAAATAAAGATATAGATGTTATTCCAATTTCAAATGCAAAACAATTTAAAGATGTTTTAGAATGGGTAAAAAAACAAGATTATGATACTATTGTAATAGATTCTCTTACAAGATATGGAGAAATGTTATTCGTTGCATTAAGTAAAGTTTATCCTGATAAAAGAGATTCAATGAAATTATGGGGTGATTTTGATACTATATCAAGGCAAAGATTAGAAGACATTTTAGCAATAGATAAAAATATAATTATTACAGCATTAGAAGAAGAAGTTAATGATGGTGGTTATTTAATAAAACATCCAATGTATAAGGCAAATAGATTTAAAAGTACTATTCCATCTTATTTTGATTTTGTTGGACATATTGTAATTGATAATGAAGGAAAAAGGGTTCTTATATCAGAACCAACAGAAGATGCTGTAGGAAAAAATAGATTAATTGATTTTGGAATTCCAACAGTAATATATGAAAATGATGCACTTTACGATATGCAAAAAATAATAAATTTATTAAGAGGAGTTAAAAATGAAAATCTTGAAATTTAGTGACTATAATGACATAAAAAAAATGTCTAAATTGTTTGATGAAGAATTAAAAATATTAGTACATGGTAAAGATTACAAATATAGTTCTTTAAGAGATGCAAGTTATTTTGCACTTGCAAAAATAATGTTAAAAAATAATCACTGGTATTTGCCATTTCTATTAATAGAGTATGGCGTTAAATATACTAGTAACTATGAATTGCTTATACATAGATTGAGATCAAAATTATTAGAAATTTTGCAAAAATGGTACAATGAAGAAAATAGTGAAACTGATGCAGTTGTATTATCATACACAATGTCATTTATTAAACAATTAGAGGAAGATGATGGAAATAGAGAATAACATTCATGAATATATATCACATGAAGAAAGAATGTATATAAAGAACCACCTGAAAACAATAGAGCATAAATATAAAAACAAAAAAAATTTAGTCTCTGTTTTCCATCCCTGTGGTGGTTCTATTTTTGCAGTTTATGGTTTTTTAAAAAATAAAGCTGTTGCAAGATTTTTTGATAGTGAAGAAGAGGCTATAAAAGCATGGTTTGAGTTGCAAGATTATCAAGAAAAAATGCAAAAGGAGTAAAAAATGGAAATTCATATTACAAAAAGAGAATTATTTGACTTAATTAGAGAAAGATTATGTTGTAAAGATATAAATTCAATAAGAATTGAAATTGAAATGAAAGGAGTTAAAGATGGAATTTACTTAAATTCAAACAAAGAAGATTTTCTAACAACAGAATTAGAGCTAGTGATAGCTAATAAATTTAACAATAATCAAAAATATAAATAATTCACAATTTAAAAAAAAACAAACAACATTTTTATAAAACAATTAAAAAAACATGAAAGGAGTAGAAAATGGATTGGTTAAAACAAGTAAATTTACAAGAACTTGATGAACAAGAAGAAAAACAAGGGAGTTATGAAAAATTAACTCCTGGAGTTTATTTAGGTGTAGTAAGAAATGCATTTTTAGATAAGACTCAAAATGGAACAGCATATGTAAATTTTATTATAGATATTGGAGAAATTCCAAATGATATTGAATTAAGACTAGTAGGTTGGGCAGTTGAGAGAATGGTTAAGAAATCAGATGGATCAGTTAAAAATTCAAATGGTGGATATTTTAGTGGATTAGTAATTTTAGACAAGATGGCAAAATGTTTAGGTAAAAGAGTTAATCAATTAACTTTTGAAGAAAAAGCAGTTGAAGTATGGGGAGAAGTTAAAAAACTACCATCTGTAAAAGATGTAATTAACAAAAAATTTGCATTTGGTATTAGAGATAGAATTTACTATAATCAAAATGGTGAAGAAAAAACAAGATATGAATTAGTTGATGTATGTTGTGCAGAAGATACTGAATGTATTGAAAAATTAAAAAATAGAATAGAGAAAAAACCAGTTTTTAAAGAAGAAAACAAACAACAAAGAGAACCATCAACAGATAATATACCAGATTTTTAATCTGTTGATTTTTTTTTCTCCTTTTATTCTGTAATTTTCTTTTTTTTAAAAAAACAAAAAAAATTAATTTTTTTATTTTTTTCTATATATATAGAAAAAATTTTTACAGATTGCTTTATATTCCCTAGATTTCGGAAAGTATAGCTATTTTTAAAAGTACAAAAATATTGTACCAAGAGTACAATATTTTTGTACTTTTTTTTGGTACAATATTTTTGTACTTTTTTATAGTAAAGGAGTATTTTATGTATAGAAAACTAGAGCTTGTAAACAAAAATAATGAGACAAAGACAATTGATTTGGTTTATGATCCACACTTGACAGAAAAGAAAAAAATAAAAAGAAAATTTAACATTGTATTTAATGAATTTTATTCATTATTCAATTTGTTAGGCTCAAAAGGTAGACTGATAAAATATATACTTACACATGCAAGAAAAAACAATCAATTAAGAGCAACAAATAAATATCTTGCAAAGAAAATAAATGTTTCAGAATCATTAATAAAAAAATATATGAAAGAATTAAAAGAAATAGGTTTTATTTCAAGAAGTGGTTCTATCATTACAATAAATCCATTATTTTTTAATAAATCAATAAGCGATTATAAAAATAATTTAATGTATTACAATAAAAAGGAGTTTAAAAATGAAAATAGTGAATTTGATAGATGAGATGAGAGAATATCTATCAAAAAATTATTCAAATATAGAAACTTGTATTTATACAATATCATCTGTATTTTTTAAAATTGTTTATTTTGATGAAAAAAAAATATATTTTACATTCTCTCAAATGATATAAGAGATGACTTATTTGATTTGCATTGTTTTGATGAAAAATGTTTTTGTGATGCACTGGATTTTTTAATAGAAAAAATTAGATTTTTATTTAAACCAAAAGGAAAAAGAATTTATTATTTAACAAATAATGCTAGATTAAATCTTTTAGGAGAAATAAAAAAATAAAAATAAACAAGGAGGAAAAAATGAAATCACAAGATATATTAGAATTAATTAAAAAAAGATTAGTTGATGAGACAAAATATCAGGGTAACACAGAGCCAAATTCAAAAACAATAACGGCAAGTGAATTTGGATCTGATATTTTACAAATATATTATAAACAAAAATATGGAGTTATTGAAAAAGAAGAATTTGGACAAAATACAATAGGAACATTATTACATTTAGCTATACAAAGAATATTATATGATGATTTTGAAATTGAATTATCAATTGAAAAACCATTTGACAATGGATGGAAATTGAGTGGTTCTATTGATTTAATGAACAACGAATGGATCATAGATATAAAAACAACAAAATCATACACAATAGAAAATGTACTTAAGGATAAGAACCACCAATACAGATGGCAATTAGCCGTATACAAATATCTTGCTAATAATGTGTTTAAAACTGACTTTAAAACTGGAATTTTGTTTGTTTTAAAAGATGGAGGATACAACATTTCAAAAAATATTGATATTTTATCACTAGACTTAATTGAAATAGATGTCTCTTATCTGGATGTAGAAAAAAGATTTTATGAAATTATTGATAAAATCAATGCATTAGAAAAATTAAGTGATGACGAGATAAAAAATATTCATTGTGAAGATTTATGGTGGAGAAAAAGTAAAGGTAGATCAGAACCGATAAGATGTAAAAAATATTGTTCATACAATGATAAATGTTTGTGGTATAAAAATTTTAAAAAGAATCCAATGCAAATAGATCTTTAAAAATAGGAGATCAAAAAATGAAATATACACAAGAAAATAAAGAAAAAGTATTAAATTTTATAAAAGAAAATCCAGATAAAATAAATTCAAAAGATATTGCAAATTATCTTGGAGTTTCAGTAAATGAGATAAAAGGAATGTTAAGGTGGTTCAATATATCACTTGTAGAAGAAAGAAAAAAAAGAGTTGCAGAATTAAGAGATCTAGGATTTTCAAATTCAAAAATAGCTGAAATTCTTGGATATTCAAACAAAGAATATGTATCTGTTGTTGCAAGACTTGCTGGAGCAAAAAAATATAGAAGAAGAAGAAAATATGTATCAAAAAGTAATTTAAAAACAATGTTGAGAAAATGTAATTTCATAGTTTCATGTGTTGAAAAAAAATATGGAATAAAAACTGACAGAATAAAAAAACTTGCATATAAATATGGAATTATTGACTGGATGATTGAGAATGGTTATAGACAAATAGATAAAAGTGGTGAAAAAAAAGAACTTGTGTTGAGGTTCTTAAGAGTGAATAAAAGTTTAAAACCAAAAGATATATATCAAAAAATAACAAAAATATATGGAAAAGATTACATTAGTTATGATTATTTAAAAAAAATAAGACAAAAATTTATAAAAGGAGAGTTAAAATGAAAGATATAATTGACTATGTAAATTCACTTGGAAGATTTAAAACAAGTAATGAAATAATAGAAAATGCATTTTGGTTTGCAACATCATCTATTATTTCTATTGTAAATCCAGCAATTGAATATAAAAACAATTTTTATCAAGTAAATTATTATGGAATTACATTAGCTGGAAGTGGTTCTGGTAAAAGTTTTTCATATAAAAAAATCAAAGATTATTATGGAGAAATTATAGAAAAATGGAAGTATGCAATACAATTTGCATATGATCAAAATAATAAATATCAAGAAGAAATAATAATAGATGGCAATAAATTAAAAATAAAAAGTTTTTTACCAGATTTTGAAAACTCAATAGAAGGAACAAGAGAAGGGTTATATTTAAGAGCGTTAGCATTATCAAGAGCTTTTAGTGGTTCACTAAATCTAATCAATGAAGAAATACTAGATATTATGTCTAATAGTACAATAGATACATTAAAAGAATTATATGATGGAAAATTTATAGGAAAAATAATAAAAGCAAACATAAATGAAAATTTATATGGAATAAGAACAAATGCATTATTATTTGGCTCATCAATAGCATTAAAGAGAGATCCGAAAATATATGAATTGTTTAATAAAACATTATCATCTGGAATGTATCGTAGAACATTTATTTTTTATGAAGAACCACGAGATATTGAAATTAATAACAATAATTATACAATAAAACAACCAATTTACAAAGATAATGTTAGAGAATTTATCTCTAATAACAAATCAGTTATGAAAACAGGGCTTGATTCAATAATAAGCATTAATACAGATGCACTTGAAATTCTTGATTTTATCAACAATGAATTAGTTACTTTTTCTAACAAACATAAAAATGATTCTAGAATGAGTGCTGAAATAGGATCTTTTGAAAAAATATTAAAACTTAGTGCATTACATGCCATTGTTAATGGTAGTGATAATGTTGATAGTAGAAATGTTGAATATGCATATGATTTTTATTCTAGATGTAGACAAACAAATTTTAGTTTATTTAATGTTGAACCACAACACAAAAGGATTTACAATATTATAAAACATTATAAAAAACTAACAAAATCTGAAATACTTGAAAAAGATATTTTTAATAGACTTACTTTTAATGAGGATATAAAATTAGTAGAAGAGTTATGTTATAGAAACAATGAAATATTAAAGACAAATGGTTCTAAAGTAAAATTTTATTCAATAGAACCACTACCATTGAATGATTTAAATAAATGTGTGGTATCAATACCAATGGTTGATAAGAAAGAAAAAACAACTGAATATATTTCAGTTGAAATACCATTTTTTGGAATTGAAAAACAATCAGTAGAAAGATTGATTACTTCAGAAAAAGTTAGTAATTTTTGTTTTGTTCATTTTAAAAATGGTAAAAGAAAATCGGACAATATTATAGAAGGCCAAAATTTAATAGGAATAGATGTTGATAATGGTGTTTTGATAGATGATATTTTAGATATTATGAATAACTATGTTTATTTGATATATACAACAAAATCACATAGAAAAGAAAAAAATGGAATAATCTGTGATAGATTTAGAATAATATTACCAACAAAAACAAAATTTTTTGTTGATAATGAACAACATAAACAATTAATAACAAATATATGTGAAGCATTAGGAGTAGGTTCTTATGATGTATCAACAAGAAATATTGATAGGTTATGGTTTACAAATCCAGATGCTATTGTATTTAAAAATGAAAATGGAGAACTTTTTGATGTTTTGCCATATTTACCAGACACTGAATTAAATGAAAAAACAAATACCCAACTATCAAAATTAAAAGATATAAAAATTAATGATGATGAATTAGAAAAAAGAATAAATGGAATGATAAGGTGGACATTATCAAATACATATGAAGGAAACAGAAACAACAACTTATTTAGACTTGGTATGTTTGTTAGTGATATATCTGATGATATTGAGCTTGTAGAAAGAATATTACATGAAACAAACCATAAATTAGATAAACCGCTTAATATTAGTGAGTTAAATAAAATTATTAGATCAATAAAAAATAAGAGATAAAAGGAGGAACACTATGTTAAAAGATGAAATTACAAGATTAGCAAAAGAAGATGTTATGAGAGCCACATTCACCAAATGTGGTTCTAAAGAAAATACCTTTTATTGTGCAGAAACTGATGATTTTGTACATAATTATGTTGGAAATAGAATGATGAGTAAATCAAAATTATTAAAATCGTATTATGTTTATTTTAATATAAAAAAAGAGAAATTAACATTTAACTCAACTGATGAATTTTAAACAATAAGGAGCATATTATGAATTGCATTATAGACAAAATGAAAAAATTTGTTGAAGATTATTGGAAAACAGAATATGAAATAATAGTTGATTGTAATAGATTAAATACAAGAGTTCTTATATTTGAAAATATAGACAACAATTCTTCATCGAACAAAAAACATATAAAAGATCTGGTAGTATTTAGACATTTTGTATATCCAGATGTAAATGAGAATCCACAATATAAGTATATTGTTGGAATGTTGAAAAAGCATGATATAAAAAATAATTCAGTCATTGATTTATTAGCAGCAAAAGAGATGATAGATATTGTATTTAATTCTAAAAAAATAAATTACAAAAAAATAAAACAAATATTAATAGAATCAAAAAATAGATTTATTGCATTAAATAAATAAATATAAAGGAGGAAAAAATGAGTGCAAAATTACTTTATTCATCACCATTATGGTTTATTGCAAATGGTATAAGATATAGTCATGGTAATCATCATTTAAGTGATTCAAAATTTTTAAAACTTGATATAGAAGACTGGAATAAAACAATTGATGCGACAAAAGAAGATTTTATACAACAAGTTGTTCCAACAACTTGTATATTAGGAGATAAAGATTTTGATTTAATAAAAAGAGTTGGTTTTAAAATGAAACATGAAAGTGTTTTAGAACATTCATTAATCATTTATGAAATAGAATCAAGTAGAGCATTATTACAACAATTATCACGCCATAGAATAGGTATAAGTGCAACAGTGATGTCAACAAGATATACATTAACAAAAGGAACTAATGGAGATAATCTAAATTCATTAAAGAATGAAAAACCATTTCATTTAGATAGTGATTTTAATTGCCAAAATACTGAAGTCGGGAAAAGAGCAAGCAAATATTTATATTTTACTGGAAATGATAGAACAGATTATAATTCAATTTTGGCTCTTGAAAATTTAAGACAGGATTTAGTTAGTGGAGTTAGTAATGATATAGCAAAATATGCTTTACCAGAAGCATTTAAATTTAAAGGACAATATTCATTTAATTTAAGATCATTAATTCATCTATTAGAATTAAGAACAAGCAAAGATGCATTGCAAGAATTTCAACAATTATGTGTTGATATGATTGATGCTTTACCTAGTGATTACAGAGAGTTAATTTTAACAAATGAAAAAATAAAAAACAATTATAAAAGAATTAAAAACAAAAAATAATTATGATGATTTGTTGCATAAATATTCATTAGTGGTTCTTTTTTTGAATAAATTCTTAAACTAATAAAAACAAATAAATTTATAAGGAGTACTAAATGAAAAATATTGACATAATTTTTGGACTTGATAAAAATGGAAAAGATATTTTTGTAATAAAGAAAAACATGTTTTTCCATTTTTTTTATGAAGAACCAACAAATTATGAATTACAAGAACTTGCTGTTGAATTAGGATTATCACATAAAGATATTGAATACATAAAAAATGAATTAGACGAATGGATTTTTTATTTAAACAAAAGAAATAACAATCAAAATTAAAGGTGGTTCAATGAAAAATAATGATTTTTCATATGATGAACTTTATGGAATAGATCTTGATGAATATTTATTAAAACATAGAAAAACAATTGATGAATTAATAAATGAAATAAGTATTGATATTTCAATATTAGAAAACAATTTAAGAAATAAAATAAATTGTAATGATGATTGTTATTTAATTAACTCAATAGTAAGCTTGCTTGAAAAAAAAAGAAAACATTTAGACAAAATAAAAAAATGGAAAATAACAAATAAAAGGAGGAACAATGCTTGAACAAGATTCTTTACTTAATATTTTACATGAGATGTTTGATTTTAGTGATGAACTTGATGAATGCAGAAGACATAATAGTGCAATAAAGATGAGAAATAAAATAGATAGAGCGATTGAAATAATAAATACAAGTACTAATCCTATAGAAAAAATAAAAAAATTTCAAACTGATAGATTACTTGATAAACAAAATCTTATTTGGAGCAATGAAGCTGTAAATATTTTAGAAGAATTGTTTGAAATGCTTGGATTAGAACTAGATAAAGAAAAAAGAAACAAATTAAAAACACATTTAAGAGAATATATCAAACAACTTGTTGATGATGGTTATTTTAAGTCTCATACAAATAAAGATTCTATTACAACAGATTTTGAAATTGTTAATGCAAATGATTTTTGCAAAAAAGGAAATTGTGATGAAATAGTAGATGGATTTGCAGATATTATTGTGTTCTCAATAGGAGCAATTATGAAACTTGGATATGAACCAGAATGTGTATTAAAAGAAGTTGCAAAAGAAATAAACAGCAGAGTTGGTTCTATAGTTGATGGAAAATTTCAAAAAGATTTATCAAAAAAATATCTTTGGTATAAAGCAAACTATAAAAAATGTTTTAAAGGAAAACAATGAAAGCTTTAAAAGCATTATTTATTAGAATAAATTTATCATCATTAACAAAATTTCTTTATTGTAACAATATAAATTATCAAGAATGGATTAATGATTCTAACGGTGAACAAGAAATAAGAGTTGACATAAATGAATTATCAGATGATAAGTTAATTAAATTGTTTGACTACATTGGTTTTAAATATAAGAACAATATGTCAAATATCATAGATGAATATAATTATTTAATTTTTTGGCATTAGAAAGGAAAACAATGAAAGATACTTTAATTCTTTTATTTTCTTTGCTTTCAGCAATTGGTTCTGTATATAATGCTTTTTGGATACAGCATAGATGGTACAAAGATTATAAAAAAGAAAAAAAATATAAAGGAGGTATAAATGAACACACTAGAACAAAGAAAAAAAATATATGGTGATTTTCAAGAAATATCTGAAATTAGTCAAAAAATTAAAGATATGTATTATGCAAATATCACAGATGAAATAGATGCAACAATAAATGAAGCATTTGAAATGATTGCACATAAACTTGCAAGAATAATCAATGGTGGTTCAAGATATATAGATAATTGGAGAGATATTGCTGGATATGCACAACTAGCAGTGGATTATTTAGATAATAAAGCTAACAATGCAACTGATAGTGTAATTGTTTATAAAGAAAAAAAGAATGGTATATGGAGCTTTATATCAAATGATGTATTTAAAGGAGATGAAAGATGAAGAAATATCAATTAAAGGAAAGAGCATTATTATTATTATCATATGCTTTTTTGCAAAAAATGTTTACTGAAAATAAAAATAGTGTAAAAATATATGAAAAAACAAAAAATGATTTTGATATAGAGTTTTTATATAAAATGTTAGATAATATTAAAAAAACAATAGCAAACAAAAAAATAGAGACATTTTTGTTAAAAAGAATCAGTAATGATTCATTAAACGATATAGATTTAATGACAATTGTTTTAACTATTATGTTTTATCATAAAACAATTGTTGATAAAAAAGATTTTACATTTAATTTTGATTTTTATGAATTATTAAAAAATGCATCAATGGATTTTGATAAAAAAATATTTAATAACTCAATAGAAACGGCATCAAATTTATTTATTGATATTTTTCCAGAAAAAAAACCATTGATATTGTTTAAAAAAGTAACTAATAAAAAACCATTTAATCTAAAAGGAGGTATCAATGAATAAAAAAACAAATATAAAAATAGATCCAAAAAATAAAGGAAAATTTACAAGATATTGTAAAAACAAGGGATATAAAGGAGTAACAAAAAAATGCATAGAAGAAGGTTGTAAATCAAAAAATAAAACAACAAAAAAAAGAGCTTGTTTTGCAAAAAATTTTGCATTAAAGAAGAAAGCAAAATGAGTTTTTTAGAAATAAATGGGCTATTTTTTATAGCTCATTTATTTATAATAGTAATTGCATTATTAGTTTTTATTAAAAGTATATTTTAAAGGAATGAAATGTATTATCTTGGTATAGATGTAGGAAAAAATGGTGGAGTGGTTCTATTAAATGAAAATAAAAATATTATTGCATCATCTAAAATGAATGAAATGTTTTTATTCAACATATTAAGAAATTATAATAATATATTTGCTTTTGTTGAAAGAGTACATTCAATGCCAAAACAAGGGGTTAAATCAACATTTACTTTTGGTTACAATCTTGGATTTATAATAGGCGTATTACAATCTCATGGAGTTGAATATGAATTAATAGAACCACTTGCATGGAAGAAATATTTTAGTTTGATAAAAAAAGATAAAAAAGAATCATGTAAAAAAGCATTAGAATTAGACAATACACTAAAATGTTATGGTAAAAGAAATGGATTGTTAGATGGTATTTGTGATGCATATTTAATATGTGTGTATGGTATTGAAAATAAAAAAAATAACAAAAAGGTATATCATGGTGGCTCTTGAATGGATAATAGCAATATTATTAATTGGTTATTTATTTTTTAGATTATTATTTGCATATTTTAGATGTAAAATCAAATGTGATTGTAGTAAAAAAAGTTTTTATGAGAAATATTATGACAGACTTTAGTCTGTCTTTGTTATTGGATTTATTCTATATGGTATTAAAAATCTATCAGGTATTGCTCCAAATATACTTCTATCAATAATATTAGGTGGTAAAAAGAAATACATACTTCCTATATAATAATACATTTCATCATTAATTTTCATAAAATCATGTTCATAAAACCATTTATCTTTTTTTGATTTTTTATCATCATATCCAGAATTTAACAATAAAGAATATGACATTAAAAATAATAATGTTCTAAATGTAGAACCACCATTGCCAAGTGCATAATACATCATTTTAGGATAGTTTACCATCCATTTTGTATATGGAGTAAATGTATCAAGTATTGCTAATGCTGGATGTAGATTTATAGCATAATTAGGATAATGCATTAGTACTTTCTGAACAGCTAGATCTTTAGAACCACCTTGTTCTATAACAGCTAAATATGTTGCTAGTTTTGGATATATTTCTGTTTTATCAAAATAATTACCAAGAAATGTTCCAAATTTACTATCTGGTAATGCCCAATAATTTTTAAATAACTCATATGCTTTTTTATCTTTAAAAAATGGTCTCATTGTTTTAAATAATGCATTTTCTTTATATGCTCCAACTTCATATGCATCACTTCTAATTGATGTAACTATTCCATTATCAAAAGCATCATGTAAAATATGGTTTTTTAATTCAGACTCTTTATTTTTGTATTTTAAATAATTTAAATCATTTGGATCAACAATATATTCATTGTATGCTATTGCAAGTTCTTTTTGTAGTTCTTTATACTCATCAAATAATTTTGGAACTTTTCTTAAATTTCTTAAATAGTCAGTATGTCCAACAGCAATAATTCCTATCATATGCGATGAGATATAATTGTTTATCCATGATGCAACATTTAATGTAATTAATGATGTTCTTAATATTCTTAACATACCTATTAATGGTCTAATTATTAATGACTCTATTCTATATATCGTTTTCCTATCATCAATAAATGATCTTAATATATTGTGTATATTTATTCCTTTTGTTCCTTTTATATGATGTTCAAATTTTTTATTTACATACACTGCACCAAAATCCATCGTATAATATTTAAAATATTTATTTTGTTCTTCAATAGGTAATTCTTCATATTCTGGTTTTGATAGTAAAACATTAAATTTTTTACCTAATTGAAATTGTTGTAATCTTGTTTCTTTGTAAATTTGATATTTTTTAATTAAATAAATATTTCTTTCAAATTGTTTTGTAAATGATATATCAATGAAGTCTTTGTATTCTCCAAATAATTTAAATCTTCTTAATTCTTCTGGATCAACTCTATAATAGATTACCCAGTCATTATTGTCTTTTTTTATTCTAAAAACATTATCGTTTATATATGTTTTTTTAGTAAATGTTTTTCCTTTTTTTGTTTTTACTCTATCAACAAAATAAAATTTTTTTCTTTTTTTATCATATCCTATTTTATTTTTATTCATTCTTATTTCATATACACCAGATTCAAATCTAGTAGCATTAAAAGCTGCTATAACACTATCTTGATATCCAAGTATCATGTCTGGTGTGTCAGCTATATATAAATACATATTTCTTCCATCGATTTTTATTGTTTTTAGTAATTTCATATTGAATTGATTTTTTGGCTTATTGTCTAGTAGTAACAATTTTCTATCATATTTTGAAAAAACAAATTCTGGATTGTATGCAAATTGATTACTATACAATCCTATGTTTTCTAATTGTACTTCTATTATTGTTTGTAATGTTTTTATATCTCTCATTAAATCTTTATTTTCAAATATCTTTTCTACTTTACTTATATATGGTTTAGAACTTATTTTTTTGAATTTTTCATATTTTCTTATTGCAACTTCTTTATCTAAAACTTCAATTATCCATCTTCTAGTTCCAGCATAATCATCAACTATTATATTGTTTCTTTTTAAAAACTTCATTATTTCTCTTGCAAGAACTCTTGTGTTTGCTATTTCACCATCAAAATATTTATTATCCACTATAGCATATAATCCAGCATATAATTTTTTTAATCCTTTTGTATCTATTTCTTTTTTTTCATTTTTTGTTTGTTTTAAAATAGTGTAAATAATATGATCTATTATTTTTTTATCTGGTTTTGCATCAAGTGATTCAAGTTTATGTAGTCCTAGTGATGTCATTACACCAAGAAAATAATTGATATTTTCAAATTCTTCATCAGTTTTTGCATATTTTTTTAGTTGTTCTAAAGTTTTTTCAAGTGTTGTTGTAACACTACTCATTAATTTTTCATCTGCTGCTTTTTGTAATGATGTTATTCTTTCTATAACTTGTCTTTCTCTATTGATCGTCAGTGGTTCTAATAATCCAAATTCAGATATTGCATTTACTATTGTTTTATAATAATTTTTATCTTCTACTATTGATAAAAATATCAATTTATCATCAAGAAATTCAATGTTTTTTAGTTTTCTTTTTTGTAATATAAGTTTGAGTTCTGGTGAAGAATTAAGCATAATATCAAATTGTCTTTCAAAGTTAAATAATATTTCTTTTTCTTCATCTGTTAGTGATTCTTCTATAAGTGTTCTCATATCAGAAGAAAATTTATAATCTTTGTATAGATCTCTTATAGCGTTATTTTTTCTTAATAATTCATTTAGTGCATAGAATCCCATAATGACAGCTTTTCTTTCGTCAGAGTTGTGTGGTTCTAGTTCTAATATCTTTTTATATTTGTTATATAGTTTTTTGTCATCATCAAGTTTTCTCAATTCATCAGTTACAATATTTTCTATTTTTTTAAGCATATCAATTGTAATATCATCTGATACAGCATGAGCAATTTCATGTGTAATAACTATAGGAGATTCTTCTACTTTTTCAAACAATAAAATAGGATTTAATCTTATTTTATATACAGCATCTTTCATTTTTTCAATATTTGCAAATGTATCAACTATGTTTGTTATTTCTACATCTATTTTAATACTATCTTCACCTTTTAGAGTAGTATTAGATATAGATAGCTTTGTACTTATAAGATTAGCTGCATCTTTTATATCTTCTTTTGTAACTGGTAAAATATCTGATATAACTTTTTCATCTATCTCTGATAGTTTATTAATAGAATCAGCTATCTTATTTTTTCTTGTTATTACTGATTTAAATTCTTCTAACATATCTTCTATAAATTTGTTTGCTATTTCTATTCTTGTTTTATAATCTAATTTTTGTTTTTTATTTATGTTATAGAACCACTTCTTGATTGCATTGAGTCTTACTTTTTTTTCAGCTTCATTTAGTTCAGTCTTATCATTTATATCTTTGTCTATTGATTTTTTTATATCATTTATGAATTTATCTTTTTCATCCTCTATCTTTTTAATTATTTGATTTATTTGTTTATCATTTAGACCAAACTCTTCTTTTATTCTTTTTTTTGTTGCATTCATCATAAATTCGTATTGTTGTGCTTGTAGTTGAAGATCTTTTATCATATCTTCTTTTGACATATCGTATTCATCTATTTGTGTATAAGCAAGATCAGTATTAGATGCAAAATCTGTATTTTTTAATTCATTTATTGTTTCCCATGTATCATTCATAGATTTTTTGTAGTCTAGATATTCGTTTAGTAAATAATCTAAATCCTCTACTCTATCTATTCTAGATGAAACATCTAATTCTTTTGTTCTCAATTTATCAACATATGATTTTGCTACATAATATACTTTTAATATACCAATTTTAAATTTTAATAAACTTTTTATTTTCATTAAAATATTTTTTAATGCTTTGTCTTTAATATCTACTTCATTAAATATTTTTTCTAATTTTTCAACTTTTTTTAGTAGAGATATTGCATCATTTGCATTATTAATTTTTGATATTTTTTTTAATATAGATGATACCTTTTTTTTATTGTTTTTTATAAGTTCTTTTAATTTTTTCTTATCATAAGATGAAACTATTGAATCTAAATCTTTTTCAAGTTTTTTAATATCTCTATCTATTTTTGATATATACATATCTTTTAAATATTCAAGTTTTTCTAATGCTTTTTTTGCTCCATTTTTATACATAAGATTATATGTATTTATAATGATATTTGCTTTCATTTGTTTTACCATGTCAACATTTACATCTTCTTTTAAGTCTATTTTTTTAAATCTTTCTTCTAGTTTTACTTTTTTTAGACTCTCTTTTTTTTCTTCAAATCTTTTTATTTTATTTTGTGCTTTTACATTTTTTCTATGTATTCTTAATAATCTTCTTATATATGAGACTAATGAATTACTAACTCTTGGTGTTGGCTTAACAACAATATAATGATATTTTGGATTTATTTTTTTAGTATTTACAAATTCTTCATAATTTATTGCATTTCTTATATCAATTCCAGATTCTTGTGCTTTTTTCAAACTTATTTTTATTAATCCATTTTCTACAGGTTTATTTCTAGATGTTAACTTAACTGGTTCTAGATCTATAAATATTCCATCTTTTTTTAAGTCATCCCATAAATTTGTTTCTTTTCCATCTTTTTCATTAAATCTTTTGTTTTTTAAATTATTAATTACACTTTTTATTTCTTCATCTGTAGCATCTAATTCATTTTTTAATAATTCTATTATTGAATTGTCATCAATTTTTACATTTATTTTTTTGTTTCTTTTTAATTCATCAATTAATTCTTTATATCCACTAACATATGATAAATTTTGTTTTTCTTCATATGATAGCGTTTGTTTATCATATTTATTTGTTAGCAAATCTTTAATTGCATCTATTTTTTGATCTTTGTCAAAGTTTTTAAATTGTTCACCATTTACTATTGCATCAATGTCTTCTACGAGATCGTCAATAATTTCTTTAATTTTTTTATTTAATTTTACACCTTTATCTTCAAATAATTTTTCTAAATATTTTTTCATTTTATTTTTTGTTTTTAATGTTATAAGATCACTAGCCCATTCTTCTGGATCTTTTTCTAATAATGAATTTCTCATTAATCTTATGTTCTTTTTATATGAATGTATTTCTTTGCTTATTATTTTGTCTGATTCTCTACCTTTTCTTAATAGTTCCAAATGTTTGTAAAGTGCATCATTAAAATCAAATTTATCTATTTTTTTATTTAACAAATCTTCTTTTAACTTAATTAAATTAAATGTAGAATCTTTTATTTTATTTCTTAATTCATTATGATCTTTATATTCTTTATATATTTTGTCTGTAGGATATGGATTTTTTTCTTGATCTTCAATTTCTTCTCTAAAGGCTTCTTTTACACTATTTAGTTCATTTAAATCATTTGCCATTATAATTCCATCTGTATATGCTGTTGCTTCATCTATCAGTGGATCAGTTATCTCACTTGGTTTTGCGTATTGTGTATGTGTTAGTTCATGCGATAATGTTTCTTCTATTATTGGATTTTTCTTATTTAGCATTAATGTGTATGTATCACCATTCTGTTCAATATATCCAAGGACACCAGAATCTATATCATCTGTTAATTTTACTTTATTAATTCTAAACTTAATTCCAAGATCTTTTCCAATACCATTTATTATGTTTAATATTTTTTGCTTATTTCCTTCTTCTAATGCATTTTTAAAGTCATTTCTTTTAAGAATTTCACTAATATCTATATATTGTGGATTTCCAAGTTTATCCCACATTATTAAATTATTTGCATTTTCATCTTTTTTTAATTCTATTTGTTTGTCAGATGTTTGAAATATAGGTTCATTTTTTATCTTCTTTTTAAATAAGTCTTCTTTTTTAATTTTATAAACATTAAAATCATCTTTTTTAAGTAAAATTTGTCCATTTTTTTCTAAAATACCACTTGCTTTAAAATATTTTGGTATATCTATTGTTATTTCTCCTGTTTTTTCATTTACTATTATTCCACCATCATATTTATCAAGAATTTGTTGTAAGTTATCTTTATTTTCTATTTCTATAACACCTTTTTCATGTTCATTGTTTGGATCATATAGATTGTATTTTCCGTCTTCTTTTTTAAATACAATCGGAATTTTGTTTTCTTCAGATAGTTTAATTAAGAAAAGTTTTGTATTCTCGTAGCCATTTTCATATGGACCAAGTAATTGTGAATTAAGAACTATTGATTTTCCATTATTTATTTCTTTTATTATCTGTCTATCTCTTAACATAGAAAATGGTAATTTAACAGCTTTACCAACTAAATTCAATAATGCTGTTGCTACTGTATTAGCAATAAATGTTTTACCATAATTTTCTAATGTAAATGTTTCTTTAGGGTTTGATTTTATATCTGAATTTTTATCTAGATATGTAGATTCACTAGACAATTGATCTATTGTTGCAAGATTATTAGCATATATATCTTGAATTAGTGTTTCTTTTACTATATCTTTTTTACTATCAGATGTAAATAATTTTTTTGTTAATTCAGTATTTATTTGTTTTTTTGCAAATTTTTCTAATTCATTTTCTGTTAATTTTTTTATTGTTCTAAAAGCTAGAGAACCACTACCCATACCTATAGCTGTTTCAGATGCAGCTTGTGCTATTTCTTCTAGTGTAGAATGTTCTTGCATACCTGTAGCTGGATTATATTCATGTGATTTTCCAATATTTTGTAAATATGTCTTAAAAGAATCTTCATCACCAGACATCTTATATTTTGCAAATGCTAATACATTGATAGGTGGTTCTATTATACTTAATAAAGCTCCTGATATATTTCCAGTGTTTTCATTATGAACATCTCTAATATATGTTGATTGTGCATCTATTTCGCTATTAGAAAAATCAGTAGATTCTTTATTCATTGCACTAGATAATAGTTTATCAAACAAACCCATTTCTTATTCCTTTTAACTATTATTTTGTATATATTTTCTTACTGAATCAACTATTATTAGATGTCTTAAATAGTTTAACAATTCTCTACCAGTTAATTCTTTTGTTACTTTTTTTGGTTCTTGTGAATATGGTGATATTGAGTTAAGTTTGTAGAATGTTAATTTATATTTTTTATTTATGTCTATGTTTTTATCTTTTAATACTGATTTTATTTGTTCTATATTAAACTTAATTTTTTCATTATCAACTTTTAAAAATGGATCATATTTTATGTCTACAACATCACTAAAATTAGCGCTAGAAAATATTTCTGGTGCAAAATTACTTATCCATTCACCAGTTTTATCTTTGTTCAAGAAATTTGATAGATCTTTATTGAAAGATAATGCCATTCTTACATTTTTACCATTAAAACCATTTTCTATAAAACTTGCAGCAACTTCTAATAGTGTTTTCTTAAATCTATTAGGGTCATAATCTATAGATTCTATGTCTTTTGAATTTAGTGGTATTATTTTTTCAAAAAGTAATGATATTTTTGATTTACCAAGATGATTTTCTATAGATGAATATAATTTATTTGGATCTGTTTTTAATATATTATCAGCTAATCTTGCAAGTTCATATAGATTGTTAAATACATTACTTGTTTTTGAATTATCATTTACAGATACTATTTGTCTTAATTTGTTGGCAACATTAACAATTTTTTTAACATTTTCTTCATTTATACTTTCATTTGTAATATCAATAATAGGGAAATTATCTTCTATATATCCAAGCACATTTGCAGCTATAGCCGTATCAACTTTTTTATTTCCAGTAAATAAACTAGTTTTTATTCCAGATATGCTAGAATTAGAAATTTTTTCTATAGAATCTCTTGCCTTTATTATTGAGCCAGCTATTATAGAACCAAGATTAATTGCTGTATTGTCATCAATATCTATATTTTTTATAAAGTTTTTAAATTTTTTATGTAAAACTACATTTTCTCCTTTTTTAAAGAAAATTGGAATATTGTTAAAATACACATTATTGTTATCTTCAATAATTGCATTATTATGTGTTTGTAAATTAGAACCACCAAGTGTAGTTATGTTTTTATTTAAATTATTGTTTTGTAAATTATTTTTTTGTTGTGTTTGTATTAAATTTGTATCTAGTTGTCTAACAACATGTTGTTGTTCATTATATTGCATTGGTGGTTCTAATTGTTGTATTGTATTGTTGTTATTGCTGTATATAGATTCTAATTTTGAATAAATATCAGATATTCTTTTTTTTATTTCGACTTTTTGTTTCATTATATTTTCTAGAGCTTTTCTTGCTGTATTTATCTGATCAAGTGTAGAATTTGGATCATTTAAAATTGTTGTATATTGTTTTTCTTTTTCATCTAATACATCGTATTGTGCTTTTAAGTTGTTTCTAATAGCATCCAGTGTTTTTATTATATTTGTATTTGATTTTTCTAGACTATCAAGATACATTTTTTGTTCATCAAGTTGTAGTTTTTTTGTGTCTTTTTCAATGTTATGTAATAGTTTTGCTTTTTCTAAATTATATTCAGCTACTTTCATATTCATGTTAAACTTATCTTTTAATGTTTCTCTCATAAAATTAGCATAATTCATTGCTTGTTGCATTTTACTTGCTTCTTCTTGTTCTAATAAGAGATTTAATTTCATTGCTAGTGAACCAGCTATATTAAGGATATTAGAAACCGAATCAAGTGTATTTGATGCATTTTTATATGTTTGATTAACTAAAGAACCACCTTGTTGTAGAGCTGTTATTACTGGAGATTGAAAAGGCATTTTTTATCCTTGGCCTAGATATTCTTTTGTTATTCTATCTCTAACATTTTTAATTCTGTTTATCTCATCAAGTGTTATATTCCATTGTTGTTTAGCTAATTTTAGTTGGTCTTTTGCTAGATTATACTTTTTAAATCCAAGAAATAAATTACCTAATGTAGCAAATGAATTTATTCCAAAATTTAATTGTTTAAATGGTTCGATATTGAAATTGTAGTTAGTATTTTCATCTGGCATATAGTTACTTAAATCATAATCAAGCTTTTTGAAATTTGCAAGAGTAAGCTCATTCATTGTAGTTCCTTTTTTTTTAAGAAGTCTATTTAAATCATATAACCACAAATAGTGGTTATATTGTTTAAATAGCTTTTACATAATATTTATTTATAAATTTTACTTTTCTTTTTCTCATCATTTCTGGACTCATTTTTGCTATGGCATTCATTTTCTCTTGAGAAACTCTTAATGTATCCATCATGTCTTTTACATCAATTGTTCCAGCATCTTCTACAACTGGTTCTTTTATTCTTTTTAATGCCTCATATACATCAATTGGTACAACTACTGTTGCCTCAAATGGGATGATTTTTCCATTTGCTCTAGCATATCCTTCTTTTCTTGCATTATCAGTTGCTGGTAAGACTACTATCTTGATATCATTACTTTTACTTTTTGCCATATTTTCTCCTTGTTTTTATTAATGTATATAATAAGAACCACCAGATGAGGTGGTTCATGGTTATATACATCAATAATTAAATCTAGCTTTTATTACGGCAATTCTTTCTGGTTGTATTGTAAGTGCACCAAGCCAAGATTTCCAACCAACAATTTGCAATCTGTTTAATGGGTCTGACTTATCTTGTGCATTAAATCCTTTTACAATTACTTCAATTCTTTTTTTACCTCTAATAGGAACATTAGCTGTATGATCTTTACCCATAACAAGTAGATATCCAATTCCAGTACCAGATCCTTCTTGTTCAGCATACATATTAAATGCTTCAACTATTCTTATGTCTTTTAACATACCTATTTCACCATCTAATGGTTTAATTCCACTTGCATATTTTTCTAATGGTACAAAGTCAGGATTATCTTTTATATTTTCAGCCATCAATGGGTTTGCTAATCCTACATATCTACTCCAAACAGGTTCAGTTCCATAATTAGGACTTGATTTTAAAATTTCATCAACATATTCAGCGCCAGATAATCTTAATAATAGTGAAACTTTTCTAACAGCATCTGTAAATGCACTAGATGTTACTTTGTCATCTGGATCACTATTTCCAGTAATGTCAATAAAATGACCAGCACTATTTAGATATAGATCCCTGTAGAATCCATCAATAATTTTTGCTGCAATTCTTGAATACTCCTCAACATTATTTGCAAGAGTATACATATCGTGGAACAAGTTTGTTTCTTCAGTAACACTCATCCATGCACCAATAGGAAATACATCAGTCTGTAATTCAATTGTTTTAAAATCACCAAATTCAGAACCACTAGAACCTTCAGGTAAAACAAAATTTTTATAGAAATCTTTTTCAATCATATGGTGAATTCCCTCACCAAGATTAACAACATCATTTTGTGTATATTCAAGATATAACTTGTTTGCTAACACAAGATCTTCCATAGGAATTGTTTTTCTAAATTTTATTGTTTTACCACTTTTTTGCGGTAATGTTCTTTGCATAGTTGCAAATCTATCAAAAATTGTTTTTTCAGCTACTCTTGTAGCCATTAATTTATCTAAATATGCTTGTTGTTTAACACCTAAACCACTACCTTGATCTCCATACATTAATGTAGGCATATCCGACTCCTTATTATTTAGTTATTAAGAAATTGTAATATCATAACCATTTAATGTTGATGTATTAGCTTGTTTAAATAAAATTAATTTTCTTCCAGAACCAAGACCACTAGGATATGTAATGCTATTATTTGGACCAACAAATTTAGTTTGTTCAATGTCAATTGTAACACCATCTGTTTCAGTAAGACCTACTCTAACACCAATATCTAAATTGTTTGTGATAGTGTCACCATTATCATTATCATAATCAGCAATTACTTTGTAAGGAACTCCACTTATAGTATGATTAGCCATTTTACCCTCCTTTCTACTGGAATATCATTTTTTCAAGATCTTCAAGAGAATACTTATCACTCCATAGTTCATCATATTTCTCTTCAATCGTGGTGGTTCTTTTTTGTTTATTTTTATTTCTTCTAGGTTGAACCACCTGTGATGGTTTTTTAATTTGTTGTGTTTGTGTGTTTTTATTAGTATTTATGTTTCTAAATGCTATTTGATAAGCTTGTATCCAGTTAATAGCTGGATTTAATGCTTTTACTCTTATAGCTTCTGGATATACTTTGTCAAATTCTCCAGATTCTACAGACTTTATAAAAGCCATAAATACATTTGGATTGTTTAATTCAATTTTAAATGTATCATCAAGAGAATTAAACACACCAGCAACTTTACCAGCAAGTTCTGGATCTGTATTTGCAATATCTTCATATATTTCTTCAATTGCATTTTTTTTATTTATTTCTGGTTTGTAATCACTTTCCTCATTATTTGCATCATCATAGATGTTGTCTTCATATAAATCATTAAAGTCAACATTGTATTTTTTTAATAGATACTTTAATGCATCTTTATTTCCATTTTTTACATCAGACAATGCTTTTACATCTTCGATAGATAAATCACTTTTTTCAAGAATATCAATAACTTCCCTGTATGGTTTGATCTTACTCATCTTAAATGAGTAATCTAAACCTTTTTGCATCAATTCTATCGCCTCTTCTTCAGATCTTACCCAAATTTCTTTTCCTCTGTATTTTAATGGTTTTGTTATGCTTATGCTGTTTGCATTAGCATCATCATCATTGTTGTCGTCATCAAATTCTTCATCATCTAAATCACTGCCATATTCATCTATCTCATCATCATCATCATCATCACCGACATCATCGATATTAAATCCATCACCATCTAGTTGATCAATATCTTCATCCCAATACTTATCATATTCATCACTAGTGTCTTTTTCCTCACTGACATCTTCTTTGTAATCTTCTGTATTACTCACATCATCATTTTCATGTGATTCATTGTTTACATTTTTATCATCAATAGCATCCATCTCATTAGATGGAGTAGCTAAAGTCACAACATCATTTTCCATAGATTCTCCTTATTCAGTTGTTTCTGTAATAATATCATATGTTGAAATATTGTCAAAAAAGTTTTTTAATATTTGTCTTGCTTTTATTTGATCCCTAACTTCTTTAGAATCAATATTCCCATTGTATATTATATCTCTTAATGATTCATCAAAAAATAATTTGTAAAAGATCTCATTGAAGTATTCATTTTCAAGTAGATTTTCTAACATCTCTTTGTATGTCATTTGCATTCCTTTGTTGTTCAAGTTTTTTTATTCTTTCCAATAATTCTGCATATTTTGTTGATAAATCTGCGTCAATTGATAGTTCTTCTTTTTTTGCTTTTACTAATGTACTTTGTGTTCTAGCTAATGCATTTTTAGCTAATGCTTCTTCTTTATCAGCTTTTGCTTTTTTCATTAACATTTCTAATTGAGCCATTTGTATTTCTAGTTCATTAGGTTGTGGTTTGTATTCTTTTATTTCATCGGCTATATCATGAAATTCCATTAACTCTGCTAATTTTGCTAGTAATTTTTGTATCACACTTGGAGGACATATGTTGGCTGTTACCAGTTGTGCTGCTTGTTGCATTAACATATTTATTTGATTTATTTTTATTGCTTTTAGACCATCTGTACCAACCTTAAAATTAAAATCATATTTAATTGTATTTTTGTCAAACATATTGTTTATTTCATCTACTATTAATAGCATTGCTTTTTGTTTTGTATCTTCTGGTAATTCATCTATACCATATTTTTCTATCAATCTTTTAGTTTCTTTTGCTTTTATCTCTGGTATACTTATGCCAGTTATTTCATATATATCATCATCAGATAAATATTTCATTGACATCTCTAACCACATTAAAAACATTTTTTTTAGAGCTTGTTGTAAATTAGTAGTAAATATCAATAACCTAACTTGTGCTTGATTCATCATTGCTGTAAAATTTGTTGCTGGAGCATTTAATTCAGAACCACTTACGCCTGCTATTGTTCTTGTAACCCCAGTCAATCCTTCAGAGTGGTTCTCTATTATTTGTAACATGTTATATACACTACTTGGCAATTCATTGAAAGAACCATCCATTATTAATTGCTGTATTGGATAACCAGTTGCATTTATTTCAACGATAGGATATCCCTCTATTAGTCTTCTCATATTTATTGAATCTAATGCTCCTTTTCTTACAAATTTTTGTCCATTATTACTATTTGACATATTGTCTATTACACCTCTAACAATAGAAGTCATAAACTTTTGTTCATCACTGATTATTTCTGCAAGGCTATCACCCCATATAGAAAATTCATTTTCGAAAAATGGAACAGAAACAAATGGATAAAAATTAAAGTCATATTTCTTTTTCCCTATTATTGTTATATCATTTGGTGAATTAGATAAGAAAAATATTATATTGACTTCATTATTCTTTTTATACCAAAATTCATATACAAACAATCTTCTAGATGATTTATCTATATTAAATTCAAAAGAACTTCTATATAATTGTCTGTTATGTAGATCTTCTCCAGATTCATATGTCATTGAGTCAGAATTTTCATTAATAAATTTATTTACAATTTCTTTATCATATAATGGATTTGATAATAATTCATCTTTTGTTGTTGGATATCTTACTATTATAAATCTACTTTCACTTATTGACGATGCTGTTGGATCTGTAAAGATATCTTCATTTGGAATAACTTGAGCATGTGGTCTATTTTTTATCTTCTTTCTGAAGATTATTTCATATTCATTATCGCTTATTTTATTTACTTCTGCACCAGCATTAATAAATGGTTCTAATGCTTTTGGGTCATACACCCTAATTGTTTGTTTATTTACTTTTTCTTCATAGTCCCATGATACATATATAAATGATGTTCCTTCTTTTATCATTACTCCAGTTAATGTATTCATAAATGAATTTTTATCGAAATCTTTTTCCCAGAAATAGTTTAATATTTTTTCATCTATTTTTGACTTTATAACATCATTTTTGGATACTGGAATAAGTTCCACTATTGATGACCCAACAACAAATGGTCTTATTAGATTTGCTTGTAATGTTATTGTTTGTTTTTTTATTATTTTCCATACGATTGAAGATCTATTTTTAATCTCATTACCATATTTTTCACCTCTAAATTCATTTAACCATTGTTGTATTTTTGAATTTATTTCATGCTTAAAATTATAAGCCTCTGCATATAAGTCTTTTATTTCATCTCTTGTCATTTTCTCTCCTATATAAAAAATTTGTCATAATCATACATTTTTTCATATAGATAATCATAACTAATATCATCTAAGTTGTATATTGTATCATAGAATGTATCTACTATATCAATATATGCAAAATCACCATTGTGTGGATATTTATTTTTATTATCTTCAATTTTATTATTGATATCATCTATTTCAGATATAATCTCTTTTGTTTTAATTGTGAAATATTCATTGATAAATTTTAGAAGCATATTTACAATATCAATTGGATTTATGTTGAAATAATTAGAACCACTGTAACTTGTAATTCCATATTGAATATATGATAAAACAGTTGCAATATTTTCATTATCATTCATCAATTGTCTATTTTTTTCTATCTCTGTAAATATTGACATTGTTGCAAGTAATGGATTTCCTGTAGAAAATACAATAGCTGTTATAAGAAATGAAATAAATCCAGATTGATACCAACTAATTTTTACATCCTGTTCAGTAGAAATTATTAATGATGAATATTTTTGTAGTAAATCATATTTTTTTCTTAATGGTAGTTTTTTAATTATATTTGTTGGAATTATAAATTTATTTTCATTTCTGTTTACTATTTCATTATAACAATTAGTTGTTTTTTGGTTTTTATTTTCACATATGCTTAATTTTGTATTATTTTCATCTATTTGGGAATAAATAATATTTATATAGTCATTTGATATAATTGATTCGGTTGAATTAAAATATATACTATTCATATCGTCTTTTACTACATCATCATTACAATTTGAGACAAGTGTAATAACAACATCCTTTATAATATCGCTTGATAATTGTTTTTTTAAGTCACTTATGAAACCATACTTATGATATATTGCTTTGTAATATTTACTATCTTCTACAACAAAATTGCCATTATGTTTTATTTGATATATAATTGCTGTATAATTTACACTTGATGTAATAAGTTGATTTGCATCAAATAAATCAAGTTTTAAAGAACCACCATCATCAAATATAACAAAATAATAGTTACTTACATCTGGTGGTTCTATATTCAAAGATATAGTATCTGTTGAATCATCTATATTCTCTAAATTGACAACATAATATAAAACACCATTATTGTATTTTGGTTTTACACTACTAATTTTATATTGTTTATTATTTATCATGAATGGATGATATTGTATAGAATAATTAAATTCTACATTATCTTCAATAATGTAATTATTTTCATAAATTCCTTTGCATACATAATAGTTAACATTAATTTCAATTTGTGTATCTTGATTAATGTTATAAATATTTGTTAGATGTTCTATAACATCGTTATAGATATTTGGGTAACAATGTTCAAATAAACAATTATCAGCTGTATATAAACATTTTGTGTAGTGGACTAAAATGACAGAATTTCCATATTTTTGTTTTAAATAATTTTCAACTGATCCTTTTTCAATAAATTTCTTATTTAATAATATTTCTGATTTTACTCCAAATTTTTCTGTTATTTTTGAGTTTGTAAAAAGTAAAATCTTATTTACAAGATAATTTACAATATCTAGTGCATTGTCTGTAATTAGCATTGCTATAGCTATTTCCTGACTAAAAATTGATTTGTTGTTGTCAAATATATTTGTAAATTCTATATTTTTTATAGTCTTTATTTTTCCACCAAATCCCATTACTTGTTACCTTTAATTACCCACTTTGTTTTGTTATGATATTCTTTATATTTCTCAAATCCAAGTAGTTTATTTAGTTTTATTGCTTCTTTATACCAATTTGCTGTTGTAACAAATAATGTCGTTTCATAATTTATTAAATACCAATCAATTAAATTTTTTATCGTTCTTACAAATTTTATTGCTTTGTCTGCAACTAAATTTTTTGTTGTAAAAAATGAGATATTACCACATCTATCAAGTGTTATTGCTGCATATATAAATTCATCATCTTTTACAACAAAAAATCTACAAAAATCACAATAATATAAGTCTTTAAACAGATCTTTTACATTCTTATATCCATATTCCATTGATTCAATATTATCTTTATGTTTAAAATGTATATTTTTTATATTTTTAAAAAAAATATCTTTTTCTAGCTCTTTCCAGTACATTATTAATTCTTATCTAATAATTCATTATATAATTTTGATACTTCATCATCATTTATAATCGCTGGTTTTGCTTCAAGCATACCACTAGCAACCATAGAACCCCATGCATTTATCTGTGCTTGAAATAGTTTTATTTTTATATTGTCATCAAAACCTTTTATTTGTCTATCATATAATTCTATTTGTTTGCTTTCTAATGGTGTCTTAAATGCTAATTGTAATGCCGTATTCATAAGTTGAACATAGGCATTTGCATAATCTGATCCTTTAATTCTCCCAAGTTTAAATTGTTCATCTAGATCTTTTTTTATTCTTGATGTCAAAACATCATATGTTTCAATAATTTTTTCATTATCAAACATTATATATCTCCTTATTTAAAATGATGTGTTACTATTGCTGTTAGAACAGAAAATAATATTGTTGATATTATACCCCATAATACTTTTTGATGAACATCTATTGTCTTTTCAAGTGATTTTAGTTTCTCTTCAAATGTTGAATGTGATACACATGGTTTTAATGATAATTTTTCATATGTTTCTTCGATTCTATCTATTAATGAGTCAAGTCTTGAATTATAACTTGATGTTTCAGTTTCTATTTTGACTTCTAGTTTATCAATTCTATCATGGATTCTTTTAATTGTGTCTTTATGTTTATCTTCAACATTTGACAATTTTTCAAGTATTATTTCTTGTTTCTGTATCGTTTCAGATATTTTTTTTATATCTTGTGATAAATCTTTTATACTTGTAGCAAGTTCTGACATAGTCTTCTTAATACTTTCTATTTCGAATGAATGTTTTTCTATATAGTGTTCAACAGTCTCCATTATATCTCCTTACCATATACAAATTATTTCTAATCTTTTTTTTGAGATGTAACATCCTTTTTCTTTTTTTGTAAAAACTCTTTGATGGTGGTTCTTATTCTATTGTATTTTTTTGCAACAAAATCTATTTCTTGTAATTTACGCTTTACATCATCTGGTAATTCATCCCAATTTTTTATCACAACTTTCCTTTCTTTTATGTAGATTGTTTTTGCTTTGTTATAAATATTATCTGTTGCACATCCAGAAAATATGAACAATAGATAAATAACAAATATACTTTTATTCATACTATTCCTTTATGTCTACTTCTTTTTCTGTTAAAAAATCAAATTTTTTGTCTTTCCAAAAATAATAATCACCAAAATTATAAACTGATTCCCAATATATCTTTGCAAGTTTTTTGTATATAAATTTTTTAAATCCACTTAAACTTTTAATTACTTGATTCATATTGTATAGAAATACAGCATCAGCTAGTCTTTTATCATTCAGGTTCTCACCATAATGATACATAAAGTCATGTATGTTGCATGGTTCTTCAAAACATCCATTAGGAATAAATTTAGATAATAAACTTCCTCTTCCACCACATCCATTACATATTTCTGTTTTTTCTCTATCAGTCATTTTCCAATAAGCATCTGGGGCTATTAGTTTTATTTTCATTAAATCTCCTTTGCGCTTAATTAAAAGGATACAATGGATATTGTGGTTCTCTTTTTTCTTTTAATGCTTGTTTCAGTTCATTTTTACAATCTTGAATCCATTTTACCCTTATACCAACTTTTAATAATTGTTCAAAAGATTCTTTATCTTTTTCATTAATTGAATTTAATAATTCATCTATCGTTTTTCCATGATAGAATTGAACCACCATTGTTGATATCATATTGTCTAATGTTGGATAAATCTTGTTATGATTTTCATCTTCAAGAGATCTTAATAAAGTTTCATAATACATTTTATCAGCAATATCACTATTTTGTTTACTTTGTGGATAATTTGTATATATCATATGTGTCAATTCTTTTTTTCTTTCATCCAACCATGCCTGTTCTGTTCTTTCATAATCAATGACAATATTGTCATTTTCATCAAGCATATAAAAAATTTCATTAAATTTTCTTTTATCATCTTCATATTGCTTTGGTAAATCACTTTCATCTACTTTAATGAATTTATAAACCTTTGATTTTTGAAGACCTATAAATTGGTCTTCTGTTAATGAACTTGGTGTAATTATTTTGTTTAGCTTTTTGTCTTCTAATACTCTAAATATCATTTTGACGCTCCTATTTCAATTGATGATAAAATTTTTATCTCTTCATCTGTTAATGCTCTATTGAATATGTAAACATTATCAATTAAACCGTTAAAATATCCACCATATTGTTTGTAAAGATAACATTCTTGTACTCCACCTATTTCAATTTGATTGCTTTCTGAACAAAATGGCTTATGCAAATTACTTGTAATTTGTTTACCATTTAGATATATTCCATTGTTTTGCCATACAACAAAATAAAATTTGTCTTGTTGATTTTCAAATGGATAAGTAAAACGAACATAATTCTCACATTTTATTTCCAACTTACTATCTGTAATATATAAAAAACTCCCAGAGTCACTCCAAACATTTCCTAATCCAATATTACCAGTTCCTTTAAAACATAAGGCAAAACAAAAATTATATCTACTAATTCCAAGAGATGAAGGGCTTGGTAATTTTATATAACTACTACCGTCAAATTTTGCGGCTTGTTTTATAGCTCCTGTATCATATTGTTCTGTTCCCACCCATTCTCCATTATGTCCATTGCCAGTATAATCATTAGCATTTCCATCTAATGGATAAAAAGCCACACAACTGCCATCTCCAAATGGGTCTGCGCTATATGGACTTACATCTCCATAAGCAATATTCCAGTTAATAGCATTTTCTCTTGCTGTTTTACATTTGTCTGATGTAAAATTAATGGCACTATTTGCAATAGCTTTTTCTAGATCATAAAATTCCCAATCTTTTGTTCTATATTCAGAGAACCAGTAATTGAACCCTTTACTATCAATATAATTTCTACCAAGAACTGATTTATATGCAGAAACAATTTCTTTGTCTTCTTCATAATTAGGATTAGGTTTTACAAACCATTCTTTTATAATATCGCCTTCATTTATAACATAATCAAAACACTCTTTGTCAACTTGCGAAAACTCATCATTGTTATACGCATCAAGCACATCTATTATATCATAGTATTCTCTACCATAAGGATCAGTATTCCTCATATACTTTAGTGCTTTTAAGGATGCATATATACATGTTCTATCGTTTGCTATAGAAATAGCATTACTAGCAATTGATTGTTCTATATCTTCAACATCTATGTATCCTGTCATTATTTTATTTCTCCAATATTTGGCACCAGTATTATCAACATAATTTCTTCCAAGTGCATTTTTATACGCTGTCCATATTGCATTATCAATATTGTCACCAAGTCTATTTACAAAGATTTCATTTTCTTTTATTATTTTATTAACACATTGTTCATCTATATACCCTAATTCATTTTGTAATAGATCACATATCTTAATAGGTTCTCTTCCTTCAGTATCATAATTACCATAACCGATAGAGCCAAGATAACATCTTGCATTATAAGACGCTTTTGGTAATACAAGTTTATAGCTTTGTGCATCTAAAGCAATTTGTTTACACGCTTCATCATATCCTTTTTCTTTTATCAGATTTGCTGCATAATTAAATCCTTCACTATCAATAATCGTTCGATCAAGGACTTCTCTATATAAATTTACAACTTGTGAATCTATATCATCTCCATCTATAGGTTTTACAAAAACAATTGTATTATTTTGTGCATATTCGATAAGTTCATTATCAACACAAGTCTGTGGTTCTATGTATGCAATATGCACTATTTGCCTTCCATACATATCAACCTCTGCATCTTCTGGGTATGTAGTTTCTTTAAACATAAATGTTTTTGTACAACCTGTTTCTATATGTGTTAATGTTGCCGTAACATTATATGAGTATGGTTCATTTTTTACAATTGGTTCTTCTGGAACATATATTATTTCAAATCCATCAATCGATGGAATTCTTGATGTGATATTGATATCTTTAAACACTATATCACATTGTGATAATTGAGAACCACTTGAAGTATTTTCCGTATCAGATTCATTAGTTTGAGATTGATCATTACTTTCATCATCTTGCGTATTGACATATACATCAGGAATTTCATTATCATTAGAAGAAAACATATCAGCAATATTTACTTCATTAGTACTATCAGTAGAATTTACATTAATATAATCAGAATATATATTTAATATTGTTTCATTAATTGAACCATCCTCAAGTAATTTTTGGATTTTTATGTCAACATATTCTTTTATGAATTTGAAAATATCATTTGTAGTGTTCATATATACTCCTTATGCTTTATTTCTGTATATGAAATCAATTTCTTGTTCTGTCAATACATCTTTATAAATTCTAAATTGATCTATATTTCCTTTAAATCTATATGCTCCATCATAAAATGCACCAACATATATTGAATCAATATCCATGCTACAATTAGATATATCATTTGTTGATGTGTTTACAAGATTATTATTAATGTAAATTTTACTTTCATTTGTAGACCAATTTGTTGTAATAGCAATATGCAACCAGCTTGATTCTGTTACAATATTTTCTACTTCTATTCTCAAAATGTCATTGCTACCATCGAGATACTTATAAACTATTGATTTGTTTTTATACCATAATTCAAACATTCTTTTATTTTCACTACTTTTTCTAAAACTTACAATACACATTGTACAATCGTTATCTATACATGTTTGATTAACCTTTATCCATATTGATATAGAAAAATCATTATTCCTTAATGATGGAAAATTCTTACCAGAGAGATCAATTCTTACATTACCAGAACCACTCAAGGCTAATGATTTACCATTAACAGAATCATCAGAATAATATATAGTATCTACGGCTTGTCCATTATACAAACCACCATAATCTAACAGATTGTCATTAAATTGATGTAAAGATATAATACTCCCATTACCAAATAGATCAAAAATATTTGATTGAATAAATTGTCTTGCTCTTTCTTTTGTTTTATTACATGCAATATCAGAATCTGCTGCTATATGTGCTATGTACAAACATAATTGATAATATGTAGGATTGTTTAATGATGCCCATTCATAAAAGAAATTCATACCATTTGAATCAACATAGTTTCTATTTAGAACATCTTTGTATGCTTTTGATATTTCAATCTCTAAATCATCTTTTGGAATAACAAACCAATATTTACTAGGTAATCCTGTTGACAATACATATTCTATACATTCATTATCTTCTTCTGTATTTTTGTCATTATTTACTACATCATTAATTTTATAAAATTCTCTATTATTTGCATCAACTGGATTTAAGTAAATATATGCACTATATACACTTTTTGAACATATTCCAGAACCAAGAATAGAAATTGCTGATTCTGCTATTTTTACATTTAGATCATATTGTTCATAATTATTTTTTTGTACTTCTGAATACCAATATTTCATCCCATTATTGTCTATATTTGTTCTGTTCAATACATCATTGTATGCTTTATTAATCATTACATCTATTCTATCAGAAATATTTGGTTTTACAAAAACATCTTTTTTTCTAATAACTATTTCATAATAACATTCATCTTTTTCATCTAACAAACATATATCATCAACAACTCTATTATTTGTATCATAATCTCCATAACCTATTTCTCCAAGATATTTTCTACTTCTATACGCTGTCTTTGGTAATTTTATGTACAATGCTTGTGCATCTAAAGCAACTTGTTTTCTGATGTCATCTACACTAACACCATTTAAAAACATCTTTGAATAATGCTCTAATGCATCAGAATCAATATAATTTCTTCCAAGAACAACTTTAAAAATTTCGACAATTGTTTTTTCAGCTGTATTATCATTTGGTGCAACAAAAACAATATTATTGTTTATTGCATACTCTAATACTTCTTCATCAATACATGTAACTGGTTCAATATTGTTATATGGAATAATTACTCTTCCATATTTATCGGTAGTTGTATTATCTGGATATGTTGTTTCTTTGAATGTGAATGTCTTTGTACATCCAGTATCATTGTGTGTAACATTTACTATTACATCATATGTATATACTTGATCTTTTATTATTTTTTCTGGCGGATCATACTCTATTGTAAAACCATCAATAAATACATCTCTTGAAGAAATATTTATCCCGTTGAAGATGGTATCACAATCAATTGTAGAACCACCGATGCTAGATTGTTGATCTTGTTGATTATCGCAGTATTGTTCATCACTACTGTTATCTTGTTCTTGTTCATTGTAGTAATAACTATCGTCATATTTGTAATAATTTATTGATTCATCACTGTTATCTTTCTTTGAATAAATAATATTTTTTTCATTATTTGCAATAAATATGCTATTTTTGAGAGCTGTTACTATATAACGATCAATTATGTCATAGATCTTGTTTAAGTCAATCATAGTATTTCCTTATAGCCATGATCTCCTAATCATTTTTGTTTGATAGAAATTAACACGATTCATTAATTTTCTCTTTTCATTTTCATATATGTTTGACAACATGTTTGTTGTATTTATATCATCCATGTTCAGAAAATTTGTGCTTAACATGTATTTAATTCCAGATATTAGACAATTTCTTATATCTTTTTCAAATAAGTCAATTAGTTTAATATCTGGAATTATACTTACAATACATATAAAGTAATCGTTTTCTTTTATTTCTGGTTTATATAAATACTTGTAGTCATTAATATGTTCAAATCTGTCAAAAACAGACACAATACAATAGTGCAATTTACTGTCATCAATAATTTTATTTTCTTTATTTGTTGAATTGTTATTTATTTTAATAATGTCATTAATATCTATTAGCTCATTTTCATATTCAATATTTTTATTGAATGAACCAGTAAATAATTGACTATTGTTTGTGTTATTACCATTAAGTGATATTAACTTATTAATTATTGAATTGTCACCACCAAAATAGATAGTATCAATATCATATGAAAATGATTCACTTAATTTGAATAATGAATAAAAGTCATATTCTCTAATATTTTTTTCAACAGAAAAACCAAATGCTTTTTTAAAAAAATGTGTAGATATCGCTATATCAGACAAGACATCTTTTATAACCTGAATAAGTTCATCATCTGTTAATGAAAATTCCTTTACATATATTCTGTATTTACTAATGTCCATGGTGGTTCTCCAATATCTATTTTAGAAAATTATACTATATATGGATTTTTGTAATCTATGTCAATGAAATCATCATCATACTCAATAACTGGCTCTACATTGACCATATCAATAAGTGTTAATTGTGCTATACTATCTATTAGATCATCATGTTTTGATAAAATACTATTATTTGTTATAGAACTCATTTCATGTATTAATTCATTTATAAAATCTTTTATGTAATTGTTTGGTATCCAGAATTTTCCAAGTTCAATTATCGGTTGAAGTCCCTTTATCACAGACAATTTGCTCTTTGTTCTATTCACCATTTCTATACTAAAGAATATTCCTCTCTTCACCATCTCATTCTGAATAAATGTTTTCATTGATAATTGAAATGCAACTTTTTCAAGTACAACAGAATATGGCTTCCATTTTTTTACAAACATAAATATTTTATCAATTGTTTCATCTGGTTTAACTCTACCAAAAAATCCATCAACTAAAAACCAGTTATTGTTTTCATCTACTCCAATAACGCTAATTGCTGTGTAATCAGCGTATTCTTTTTCGCTAACAGCTAAATCAACTGATATATAATATGTTAAAGATCTAAAATTACTTTTAAATTCATTATAGTCATAATAATTTATCTTGTCTATGTTAAATAGTAAATCGTCTTTTGGTGTAACTTCTAGCATATATTCCTGATAAAACAATTTTTCTTGCCCATCATTTTTGTACTCTTCAAATTTATCTCTAACATATTCTGGAGTGAATCTATCACTCCATGATGTTATTAGTTTATTCCAATCCCAGTTTTCTGGAGGAAATTCTTCAGCAACTGGCAATACTATTGCTTCCCATTTATCATTTTTTATTAAATCCATTAATAATGCATCTTCATGTATAGGAGTTCCTATAAAAATAAATTCTTCTCTATTTGGATTTGTTGCTGGCAATGCAACTGAATAGAACCACCTTTTGAGTTTATCTCTTGAATTTTTTGTGTCATGTTTTTCTTCGTTTTCAATATCGTCAAATATCATTATATTTGGTCTTTTGTTCATTATCTTTGTTCCTCTCATACTTTGACCAGAACCACGACCTTTTATATAAAAAGTTTTATTTTTGTTTTTATTAAAGATATATAATGTTGGATCATCACCAAGTGTTTTTTTTCTAATTTCCAATACATTATTTAATTTTGAATCTTCTATCATTCCAGCTATTGTTTCTATTGTTGCTGCTGCCATTGATACTGTATCTTGAATAATAAGTATATATTCAAAATCACCAAAATTTGGCTTATATCCAAGATATAACCATTCAAGTATTAAATGAATCATTTTTGTAGATTTTGCTAAACCTCTATGTGCCATTATTACTTTTCTTTTTCTTTTTGATAAAATATGATCAACTAATTGAAAATGCGCTTGTGCTGGTTTATTTTCCTCTTCAAAAAATGAATCAAACCATAAAAAATGTTTTATTGTTTCTTTATGTTTTGGATAATATGGTTTGTCATATCTTTCTCTTTTTATTATCATTATACTGCCTTTGCCCTATTTATCCAACCAGTTAGATATATTTTAAATTTTTTTATTTTATTTACAAGCCTTTTATAAAAATTTATTTCCATGCTATCATATTCATGATCAAACAATGAACTATTATATGAATTTAATGCTCTTAATGTTTTTGGACCAACAATACCATCTGGAACAACTCCAACTATTTTTTGAGCTGTTTTTACTGCTGTCTCTACACCAGAATTTACGGCAAATATAAATATTTCATCAGCTATATGTTGATTTTTTATGTAATCACCTTTTATTTTATCCCAGTATTCTTTTTTATATACTTCTTTTACTTCTTTCCAGATTTCTTTATTACAATACAATATCTTTGAAATATCTTCTAATTCTAGTCCAATGTTTTTATATAGAACCACCATTGACCAAATATTCAGATTAGTATGATACTTTTGATAGACACCAGCAAATGTATAATAGTTTTCTGTCTTGTTTTTATGTAAAACATTAGAACAATTTTTAAATTCAAGTTTTTTTAATTTTTCAAATGCTTTGTCAAAACTAGCCATTTTTATTTCCAATAATATTTATTATAGAACTTGCATCTAATCCAGATAATTTATTGGCTATTAAATCTAATTTTTGTTCTATTTGTATAAAGTTATTATTTTCAACATTTATATTTATATCTATTCCATTTTCTTCTGGTTTCTTTGTTTCATTTAGAAATGTTTTTACATACTCAATTCTATGAACTTCTTTTGTCTTTGGATCAAATATTTTATCTAACATTAAATCCATTACTTTTATTCTATCAGCTGCATATAATACATACAACGATGTTGTTAAATAAGCAACTATACTTTTATATAATTTTGTATTCTCTAGTCTTTTTGCTTTTACTTCTATAGAGCTTTTACTTAATTCAGAACCAACTGGTTTATTTGTTTTAAATGTTCCTATTTCTGATTTATCAGATACTACACATCTTTCTGGAAAAACATGTTTAAAAGCATCATATCTTGACATACCATTTACTAATCTTGATTCTGCATACATAATATATTTACCTATTTTTTTTAAATCATTAACACCAGATTGTTGAGAGATGTGTATTAATTCATTTGGTTCCATGTTAATACCAAGATCAGATACAACTTTTGATGCTATAATATTTTTATCACTCTCAACAATATTTGCCATTGTAAACCTTTTTTTTAAAAAATTATACTAAAAGATGAAAAATAAGAAGAAGAAAAATAGAAGTATTAATAAGAAGATAGAACCACTCTAGCATCCAATTCTTCTAGATAAAATTCTAGATTTTTTAAATGATGTTCTACATACATCTAATTCACCAACAATTTTTTCTTTATTAATATCATAGTGGTTCTTTTTTGTATATTTACTAATAGATAATTTACCTAATTTATGAATTGTTGTTTTGTTTGTTTGTTTTAATTCATCTAGTAAGATGTCTACATATGCGTTAATAACATTCCTTACTTGTTTCTTTTGTAGCCCTGATTCACTAGAAATCTTTTCAATTATATCAATAAGCCTCATTGCAACACTCCTTTTTTTGTTTTTTCCATCCAAAATGAATTTTATAATATAAATAAATATTTGTCAATATTATGTGTTAATTTTAATTCTGTTTTAAACAAATATTTCTTACATGAGCTTTTTAAAAAATTGAATTTAAATTGTTTTGGGGATTCCTACAACCACCTTACCATATGCTCCTAATCCCTACCCCGCTTGCGCTAATAAGAATTCTTTTTTTTGTGTTGTATGTGTTGTGCAAAAATTAATTCCATTGTGAAAGGATTATCATGATTAATGGATTAATCGTATTGATTTATTTTATCGTATCATTAGTCATAAAAATCATTGAAAAAACCTTTGGTACAGTATTTGGTGCAAGTGTAGATATAGGGAAAATTGACAGTGAAGTTAAGAAAATAAAAAAACTTTTAGAGGAGGTATAGTATGAGTAAAGAAATTCAGAAGCTAAAAAAATTACTAAAAGAACAAAACATATCTTACGGCATCATGGATGCCGTAAGAGATACGCTGAAAGCACTCGAATACAACAACGAGTTTATAGAATTGTTCACGAAATTGGTTTGGAAGATCTACAGAAAAAATAAAAATCAAAATAACGAAGGGGACATCTAGTCCCCAATTTTTTCTAACTTTTTTGCAACAACACCAACCCTACACAGAACACAGAACCCAATTCGGATTTTGTGTTGTGTGTAGCTTTAAGTCTTCAAGAAAAAGAGAACCAAGAACCAAGGGAGACCAAACCTAACTCTCTTGGTTCTCTTGGTTCTCTGGTTGTTTTTATTTTTTTCTTTTTTTTTCTTTGTAAAAAAAAACTAAAAAAAGGAGTGGAAAATGAATGAAGTAAGATTTGATAATGTAAATAATATTAAAAATGCCCTCAAACAAGAGGGCATAATTTCTAAAAGTGCGGAGAATCAACTCCGCACTTATGATGTAATTGATTTGGACATGGAACTAGATAATCTAGCTCCAGAAGTTATAAATTCAGCTTTATATATCAAAGACAATAAA